GCCATACGACCAGTACAATGAGACCAACCTTCAAAGTACTCCCAATCTAAACCAACAAGATCGCAAGAATCAGAACAAGTCTTTGCGTATTCTCGAGATGTTGGATGGTCATGTGTTAATATATAAGCTTTCAAAATTCTACCTTATCATACCCACACGCCATTGCGTAATGGTTAATTCTGTCTATGTGTTGTTTAGATGGTGTTGGAAATTCCTCTGCCATCTGTTCAAACGATTTATGCTTTCGAGTGTTTTCTTTATTTGGGTGTTCTATATATTCAATGCTTGGATAGAAAGATTTAAAGTAATTAAATAATTTCTGTTCTTCGTTCTCAATTCTATATTGTACATTTGGGCGACAGCGTAGAATCATTTCATGGAACTGACATATACTATCAATTGCGTTTTCTATTGGGTTGTCACTATTTAATCCAATAAATTGTTTACGAAAGTATGTCGAGTCGTAATCAAAATTTGAATAGTTGAAGTTTTGGTAATACTTTGTACCACACCAACTAGTTCCATCTTTATCACANGGTGGTGTTTCAGTATATACAATTGAAGCAAGAGAGGTTTTTGGGTCTCGTGTATTATATACTAAATGGTCATATGTTGGTCTTCTATCAAATCCCTTCTGCCACAAATANGGTCCTTTTGGTTTAACTAATAACCAAGATACAATACCTTGCTTACCCATTACTTCATGGCCAACATCGAAACCCCAATCTGATAATACTTTACTTGTATAACCAGTTCCTGTCCTTGGATGTCCTAAGCCTAATATTTCTACGTGAATCACTCTATGCCTTCATTATATTGTTTTGTTGTGTCTGGGAGACCTAAATCAGTTGCAGTTGAACCCCAATGTTGTTCTGCGTATATTTTACCTGGNCCATCATACCTTGGATACCCAGGACGAAACCATTGAGGTATAAATGTNTAAGAAGGAAAGATATGTAGTANGTGACGAGTGCCATCAAGTAATCTTGCTAAGAAGAAGTTTCCTGTTGATTCGTGTGGCTTTGGATCTAAATCACCAGGTCTTAATGTATGGAGTTTTCTCAATATAACATCGAGGAATTTATTGCCTGGGTTTGCTGCCATGATTGGAGATATAGATCTCGGTATTACATCTTCCTTTTCAAATACAGTATATGCTAAGTTTGGATCTTCAACGAATAGTTCACTAACGTCGTGATAACATTCTGAATCTGCTTCAGGCCAAAAGCCACCTCTCTCGTATATTAACTCATAACGAATTAAATCAGCAACTCCTGCCCAACACTTTTGTCTATAATACTCTTCAATTAAATGTTGGTTATACCATTTGCGTTTATGTAACATATCGTCTGTGAATACTGAATACTCCCAGTCAGGCATTTTCTCTGGCCAAGTATTCATCCACTTCAATGGAGCAGGATTAGGTCCTATCCAAATGTGGGTCATCTTCTTTTCAATACTTATGTCCATAGTCTCTTAATATATCTCATTGCAGCCGATGCGTTGTCGTTAGAATCTAAATTTATATATCCAATATCAAGTCGGTCAAATTGTTCCATGATTGCTTCATCAATTAAAATACACTCATCTATATCCTGTGCTCTACCTTGTTGGTCAAAACCTTCAGGTCTTGTTAACATAAAATTGATATTGTGATTATATAGCTTATAACATTCAAATGCCATTTGGTCAATTAGATCTGAATAGATTGCCTTGCCGTAACGTTCACGATATATTGGACTTAAGAGTACAGGACTATCGGTAATGATATAATCTACCTTATCGGATAATCGTAATATTTTTCTGTGTTGATGACCGAGTACCCAAAGTTGATCTGCCAACATTGGTATGTTACCTTCCCATACGCACTCTTTAGCAAACTCATCTGTCAGTTCGACATTATAGCCTGCGATTTTCATTTGATAGAATAAACCGGCCGCAGCGGTAGATTTACCTGAGCCTGGTCCGCCGTAGAAGTTTATGACTGTCACGTCTTTCATTAAGGATCACCTTATTCATATTGTAGAATTTATATTATAACAAAATTAAGACGCAATGTCAATACTTATTTCTGCCAACCTTTGATATATTGATCTGAGAAGTTAGCAAGACTGAATCCCATACGATCCACAATCTTCAATGCATTCTTTCCATAATGGTCAATCGCAACAAATCCTTCTTGACCCGTTACTTCGAATCCTTTTGCTGTTTTGAGTAGTGTTTTAATACCACCAACTTTATTTAATTTGTCTATGATAACATATTTCATATCNACCATCAAATCATATAGAGTAAATATAGCTTCGAGTTTTTTCGTATTACCTGGAGCCGCAAAGATTTGTAATGCTAACGTTGCTTTATCCATTTGAGTTTTCTTGCCAGCAGGAGTCTTACGCTTATCTGCTTCTTTCTTATAATATTCTTGTATGTATTTTTGTAAATCTTTAACGAAAGGTTTGACCGCGCCAATACGTTGACCATCGCGTACCTTTGTATTAATAAAAGTATTTACCTTTTGATTTAAATCTGCGTTTGTTCCGAGTTCGCCTAGAACCTTAGCATCTATTGTTCTAAACAATGCTCCTGCTTGACTTAACTGAGCAGTTAGGGCTTTGTTCTCTGCGTCGGTAAATGTTGCTGTACCTGACTTATCTTCAAACGTTGCGTCTACGTGCCAGACCGATTTAACCTTGTTAAGTTTTGTTGAGATCGCAATACCAAAACTTGCAGACATTGTTTCAAGAGTTGATCCTGCGTATGTTGTGTGCCAGACCACACCAATCTTTGATCCTGAAATTGTCTTACCGAGTCCTGATGCTTTAGGTACCGCGTAAACAATGGTATTAGGATGGAAAGTAACACACGATTCTCCATCAATATCTTCCGTTTTAAGATCGTCATCCGTATATAAGAAATCACCTTGTACTACTCCACTTATTCCGAGTTTAGCGAATTCTTTCAAAGCAACTTTAAATTTGCTATTGAGTTCACCGCTCAGATCATTATCTATTTCTGCTTCTGTTTTATATAGCTTTGGAGTTTTATTGAATACTCCTTTCTTTGCTACGAAGAACTTACCATCGGCAGGATCAACACCAGCAAAAATCGCAGGAGCTCCGTCCCACTTTGTTGTAATATTAACAGGAGCCTTAGTATTACCTGATAGCATATCGCGAATATTACGAATATAATTAATTACGTTTCTTGTTCCTTTTACACCGCCATCGAGAACAGCGTCCTCAAGATGCGTCATGTGCAGGTTTGCGTCCGCTTCCGCAAGGTATTGGTTATACGATTTCATTTGTCTTTCAACCTCAGGTAACCTTTATGTTTAAAATCTAATTCTACTTTCTTTTTTACAATTCCTGCTATATTGTTAACTAGCTTAACGTCTTTGCGTCGTACATCTTGCGATAACCTATTCTTAAGATCTTTAAGTATTAAATCAATAACGCCATCATAGGCCATAGCAAGATCAGCTTCAGGCAGGTATTCTTCTGTGTAAGACTGAATCCATTTCTTTGCTTTAGGATTTTCAATAGCAGACTTAGAAAATTTAGTTGCCCACTTATAACCATCTGTAATATTAGATTCGATACTTGCGCCTTCTGAATTATCAATAATAATAAAGTCACGNCCAAACATTTTCTGATATCCGCCAATGTTCTTTTGAACATCTTTCCATAATGCGGTAACTTGTTGAATAGGTAGTGATCTTGGCCTTGCATCGTTACGAGCAATCGCAGTATCTAAATCCGTATTAACATATATCATCCCTACATCATATCCCAAGCTTCTTAACTCTTTTGCTTGTTTTTGAATCTTAGCAGCGTTCTTACCTGTTCCATCAATAACTAATCCTAAACGACCACGTAAATAACCAGTCATCCTCATGNCTGTTACTTTCTTTGCTTTATCTCGAATCTCTTGTCCTTGAGTTGAAAAGATAGTATCAGCATCCATTGTTAAACCAGCTTTATTCATTGCTGCTTCAAATGCATCATCTGAATTCACAACTTTGAACCCAAGAATAGGTAATGCAGTTTTTCCAACGACATATGATTTACCTGAGCCAGGGCCACCTGCCAAAAAGATTGCTTTGAATATCGCAGGATCGTTTGCACCTTCGTCAACAAATGTTTTAAAATCCTTCATAAAGAAATATTTCCTGGTATGCCTGTTGCTGAACTTACTTCTACTCCGAAGAACTTCATTAAACTCGCAAACATTTTCTTTCCCATCTTTGCGATCTTTGTTAGTATTGCTTTCATCTTAGCAAGAACNTTGGCAACTGCGGCTTTAACTTTATTTACAAACGCCTGACCTTTNTCCTTTGCCCAATCACCTGCTTTCTTTAACATATCAAGTGGTCCTTCTGAAATAAAGTCTTCGGTTAACATTAAACCGTCGAGTTGTTCCATTTCAGATAACACAATACCTCTTAGTGTTTCTGATTCTTTAATACCTAAACGCAATGCTGAATAGGCAGGAGCACCCCCGCCACCTGATTTAAATGAAACGACAGGTTTGACTGTTTGTGCATATTTAACAATAACAGGATCATTAATACTATTGATAGGCTGAACTTCAATAGCACCTGTTAGACTGAACTTACCTAATAGGTTAGCTGCGGCAGGAGAACCTGCACCACCAAACTTATGATTACCGGTTGCTGCCTCAAGTACAATATGTTTACTAAATAAAGCATTGACTGCTGTATCTTGATTAATAAGGCCTTCGAGCATTTTAGTTAATTCTTTATTACCTTTATCCTTTGCTTGAAAATCAATCACTGCGTCAGTCTTTACACCAGCTTTTGATTGTTTACGCAAATCACCAGCAGCCTCTCTCGATATTAGAGATGNCATATTAGTTTCCATTGTACTAACAAGTTTAGCTGCCATTGCTCTGTCTTCGCCCATTTCCGACATTGCTGCTTTAACGATTGCGATAGCTTCTGCTTTGGTTGGTGAGGCAAGCTGAGATCCGCCTGCTTTCTTTAATGATATCTTTTCTTTGAAATCAGCGGAGGCAATATCAGTCTTTGGTGTTTTGTTCTTAGCACCTGATTCTTTCCATATAGGTCCTAAACTAATAGCTCCCATNCCGCGACCAGTTTGCACTAACTGGTTTGCTTTTAATTGGTTATTGAAGTTGGTTGCGATTTTATTAGCAACATCTGCATAGTCACTAAACTTTTCTGCTACTTCAACTGTTGCTGGGTCTGTTGATTTACCGTTGAGTTTATTGTANGCGTAAACAATAACATCTTCCCATTCCGCNCCTGTTGGTGGAGAACCTGAAGCTTTAACATGAGTAAAGGAACTCGATTTAAAACCGGTTGCTCCTTTCATATGTATCACTTTACCGTTTGGTGCTTTTAGATACTTTTCTGCAGGACCATCACCATAAGTATAGTCAGCTTTGGTTGGTGCTATAATCTCAAAGTGATCACCGGGTTTATAACCTAAAGCATCTAATTCCCTAAAGCCTTTTCCGTTAAAAGCGACTTTGTGTCCTATAACGTAGTCAGGCTTTAAGAAACTAGCTTCTTTTATATATGAATTGAAACTCTTCATCTGTTACCTATTAAAATTAATCTATAGAGTTATTTATACAGATACTTAAGTTAAAGCAACATCTCCAAAAACTTTCTGGCCTGGTTTGCGTTTGTTCAGTCTCATACCAATGTCGGTCTTATCAAAGACTGGCGAACTATCATCCCAGTTCTTTTTTGCATGTTGCCCACCACCCCCAGATGGAGACTCGAGATTAATATTCTCTTGGGCAGATTCTTCGAGTTCATAGATCTTCATCTTTGCTCGTTCAATACCTACAAGGAATCGACGGTAGTAACTGATGTCTCCCCAACGATTCTTCAACTGTTTAATCATNANNTGATTCATTTCNTCAAGATATTCAGAACTGACCAAACCTAATATACAGTCAGCAGTATGAGTAATACCCATTGACTCAGATGTATTTGTTAGATCAACGTCAGAGTTACCATACGCATCACGATTATACTGAGAAGAGGTAACGATTGCACAATTGTATTCCATTGCCAATCCACGTACTTCTTCTGCAATTGATTTTACTAAAGTATAACTATTTGCTGCAGCTGCACCTTTAACTCGAGCAGATGAACAGATGTTCAAGTAATCAAGAAAGATAATATCAGGAGAAAAGTTCTTTTTGAGTTTCAATTCGTTAAGCAGATGGCGNAAGTGACCGCTATGAGCAGAACCTGTTGGAAACTCCTTCACAATGAGTTTGCCTGTTGTCTTGCCTTTTAATCGAGCCATTCGTTTTTCAAATACATCACGAGGTATTTCAGCAACTTCGTCGAGTGTAATATCCATAATGTTTGCGTCAATACGACGACCGATTTCTTCTGCAGCCATTTCCATTGTAATGTATAATACGTTCTTACCAAACATCAAATGATTTGCTGCCATGTGACATTTAAGTAAAGACTTACCACCACCTGTTGTTGCCAACAAGACAGTCATAGATTTACGAGGTATGCCACCTTTTGTAATTTTGTTTAAGATTTCTATATCGAACGGAATGCGTTCTTCTTTGCGATGATAATGNTCATAACGATCGTCAACATCTTCAAGGAAGTCATGACCGACAGAAGAGTCAAAACTGATACCCAACGAATCGGATAACAGTTTTGGAATTTCTCCTTTGCCAAGTTCAGAGTCTTGGCCATCAAGGATCATAATGGATTTACGTATACTATTATATAGATCTTTGTCCTGACAGAACTTTTCAGTTTCATCAAGTAAGAAATCTAATTGAGTGTCCGTATCAATTGACATACTGTCAACTAATTGGTGTACACCCTGATACGTATCTTCCGATAGATCCTTTCTTTTATCAACAGCAATCTTGAGAGCTTCTAATGAAGGTGGCTCCTTGTACTTTTCCAAGTAGTCCGAAGCCGTTTCAAATACGCTACGAAGAACTAAATCATCGAAATAATCATCTTTTAAATATGGAAATACCTTACGGCAAAAATCCTCATTCAGTATCAGATTCGATAAGATCGTCTTCTCTAACATTATTATCTCCCATTACTGCTGCATTTAATTTAAACTTGCGTTCTACGTATTCATTAAACTTTGGACATGCAATTAGACGTTCAAAGAATGCATCGTCCTTTTCAATATCCTTAGCTCTGCGTTTAGGTTCAAGTACTTCACCAGTATCCATATTGATTTCGTTATACCAGCCTTGAGTTTTAGAATCAAGATGTCCTGACTCCAAAGCCAATTCCATTAACGATGACCATTTCTGAATACCTTTATCAAANAATACAGTGAAAGGAAGTTTTGATTTTTCCTTAACGTATCTTGACTTTTCAATATTAATAGTAAACTTGAAACCTTCTAGATCTTTGCCATCCTTTTGCTGAGCTTTACCAATAATGAATACTTGGTTTGCACTATACATAATACCTGTACCACCAGATACAACAGCTTTTGGAAATAATCCCATCTCCTGATATACATGGTTAATAGCGATACAAGGAATATCACGTGTAGTCAGCTTAGGTGTAACAATACGGAACAATGACTTGATCTGTTTTGCACGCGACATATCAGCAACTGATTTCTCAGACATGGCATCTTCGACTTCTTTCTTCGAAGCAAGGTTACCAATTGAGTCAATCAGAATCATAACATGATCGCCTTTACTAACTTCATCAAGACGTTTTGTTAAATCAAACTTTAACTGCTCAACATCTTCTAATGGCACGTGAATAACACGGTCAATGTCAATGTCAAAACTTTCTAAATAATCAGGCGTAATACCATATTCTGAATCATATAGAATAGCAACGCCATCCTTATACTTATCAAGGTATGCCTTCATACAATATAAACCCAAAAGCGTTTTGAAACTTTTAGATACACCAGCTAGGACTGTTAACCCAGGAATCAAACCACCGTTAAGGCTACCACTAAAGGCAATATTAATGATAGGAAGATCTGTTTTAATAGGATCCTTTGCTTGGAAGAAGTTAGATTTGGAAAGAACCGAAGATCCTTTGACCGAACCTGCCTTCAACATTTTATCGAGTAAACTCATATTTTATTCTCCACTTAGAATTGTATATAACTTATCGGCGAACGCATCGAGTTTCTCATATCGGTTTGGCCAATAGATGTAATCCTTTTCGGGGTTTGCTTTTAAGTTATTCAATAGCGGTACTACCGCATCATATAATAATTGGGCCTTAGCAGCGCTCGCATTAGCAGACGCAGCGGTTGTAGTAACTGCTTCCTTTGCTTGTTGAACAACTTCTAATTCATCGGCGTCAACAGCTGTAAAACCAAAATCGAAATCAAGGATTGTAGTTTCTTTTTCAATAGTCATAAGACCTCCTTAAAAAA